GACCGGCCGTATCGAAGCAATTTTGGACGCAGTAACGGTTCCGCCTTCAAGCGATGACGAGAGTCAGAGCAAGAGCGGCAATGCCGGGCTCCTGCGGCTTGAAATTACTCGCCGGCGACTACGTGCGGCGGGAATCGAGGTGTAAGGCATGGAGCCCAAGACGGCGAGCGAGTGCCGGACGGAAATCAAGCAGCGACTTGAAGCGGCCGACCTCATCGAGAAGAAGTTCCCCGACCCGGAGAAAATGCCGCAAGAGGACTTGCAGCAAGTCCAGAAGTTGCTCGGCGAAATCGACGGTCTCGAAGCCAAGCTGTCAACGCTTGAGAGCGCTGAGGAACGCCGCGACCGTATCCGCCGCGACCTCGACCGCGCCGCGAAGCCATCGGCGCACAACGCACGCCCGCGCTACGGCGACGACGGCGACCCCGACCAGAAGGCGCGACGCATGTCGCCTGGCGCGCAGTTCGTCGACGACCGCCAGTACCGCGAAATGAAGCAGTCCGGCATTTTCAACTCGGCACTCAGCCGCGTCGAGTTCGCTGTTCAGATGGCCGATGGCACGAGCCTGCTCGACTGGGCAGACGCGATTGCCGGTAAGGCGCTGTTGCGTGGCGGTAGTTCATCGAGCGGTCAAGCGTTCGTACTCGAAGATCACCAGCCGGGCTTTATCGACATTCTCCAGCGCGAAATCAACGTGCTCGACCTCGTGCCGCGCATCCCGACAACGTCTGACACCATCGAGTACGTCAGGGAAGATACGTTCACCAATTCGGCTGCATTCGTCGCTGAGGCAACTGGCTTTACGGCCACGGCACTCGGCGGCACCGGTACCAAGCCTGAGTCTGCGCTCGCGTACAGCACGCAGACGTCGACCGTGCGCACGATGGCTCACTGGATTCCAGTAACCAACCGCATGCTCGCTGACGCGCCGGCAATCCGTGGCGTCATCGACTCGCGGCTGCTGCTCGGCTTGCAGTTGACCCTTGAGGTTCAGGTAGTCAGCGGCGACGGCACCGGCGAGAACCTGACCGGCTTCCTGAACACCGCCGGTATCGGCGTCGTGTCCAAGGGCACCGATAGCCAGATCGACGCGCTGTACAAGGGCCGCACGCTCGTGCGCAACACCGGCCATGGCCGGCCGAGCGCGTATCTGCTCAACCCGACCGACTGGCAGACGATCCGGCTCGCTCGTGAGACGACGAACACCGCAACGCCTGGCACGTATCTGTTCGGGCCACCGAGCGGCAGCGGCGCTCCCACGCTGTGGGGCTTGCCGGTTGTCGAAAGCGAAATCGTGCCGGTCGGCACCGGCGTGATTGCCGACTGGCGACAGGCCATGACGCTGTTCGACCGCGAGCAGGGCAACGTTAGGGCAGGCACGATCAATGACCAGTTCATCCGCAACATGCAGACGCTACTCGCCGAGTTGCGCGTTGCGTTTGTCGTGTGGCGACCCGGCGTAGTCGCGAAGGTCACCGGCCTGTAATCTGCTCCGCATGGAGTGGATTCAGCGGGTGTTCGGAAGCTTGGTCCGAGCACCCGCTCGCCGGGACTTAGCCGGACCGTGGACGCACGTATCGCAGTGTCACTTCGACTTGAATGGCGCGTGGCACTGCTTGTGCCCACCGTCAGACGGCAACCGACCGCACGCTGACAAGATGCGGCGGGACTACGAGCGAAAAGAGGTTCCTACTGATGGCTGATGCCCCAACGACCAGAGTGCAACTCAAGGACGCTTCAGGTGCGTATCTCGGTCATGCCGACGTGGAGTTGCCGACCGGCAGCCCGCACCAGATGATCTCGGTCGGCAGCAAGACGTACCTGTGGGACAGTCGCAGCGATGCGTACATCGAGCAAGCCGACGCCGCTCCGAAGGCGACGATGGTCAAAGCGTCTGACTTGCCCGACAAAAATCCCGAAGCCGTGCATCACACGTGGCTCAATCCCGCCGGCGTTGCCGTCAAAGCTGAGTTCGGCGCGATGGACCCGCCGCCGGCTGTTCCGCCCGCGTCGATGCTCGACAAGGACGCCAAAGTCCAGGGCTAGCCGACCGTGACGCTGTCGCTGCTGGTGCCGACTCACCGCGAGGACCGGCCACTCGCGCGGTGCCTCGACAGCGTCGCCGGTCAACTGTTGCCGGGCGACGAGGTTATCGTCGTCGGCGACACGCACGACGGTCCGTTGCCTGGTGTCGAGCGCCGGGTGGTCGGCTACGGACCACAATTCACGTACTTGCCGCACGACGCCGGCCACCACTGCTACGGGCACTGCCAGTTGCAAGCGGGGCTAGCGATTGCGCGCGGCGACTACTACCACTGCAACGACGACGATGACGTCTGGACGCCGGACGCGCTCACGCTGATGCGGCGCGCGGTGCAGTTCTGGCCCGGCAAAGCGATGCTGTTTCGCTTCCGCAGTTATTTTCAGACCGTGTACTGGGACGAGTTAGGTCGCTTCGAGCGCAACCATGTCGGCGGACACTGTCTGCTCGCACCGCGAGTCGACGGCAAGATCGGCCGCTTCAGTTGCGACTACAACGGCGACTTCGACTACGTCAGCAGCGCGGTCGAAGCGTGCGGCGGACCACGCGAAGCAGTCTGGTTGACAGACGTCGTCGCGATTGCGAGGCCATAGATGACCCAGGTTACTGCTGAGTGCGCGCGGCTCGGCCTGCGCGCGTTTCAAGTCGAGAGCGGCATTCAAGTAGAAGTGCTCAGGCTCATCCGCAACGAGTGCCGCGACGGTTTCGCACACGACAACGAAGTGATTAGCGAGATAGCACAACGTGCGTGGTGGGTCGCCAATCGCGGCCTGGTTGCCGCGTGGCTGTACTCCTACGGTGGCCGGCCGCCCGATACCGGTGTCGCTCCCGAGACGGTCGGCTACGGGATGCTGCGGCAGACTGCTGACGGTCGCTGGTGGAGCAGCGTTGGCGTCTCGCCGCAGCACACCGGCCGTGGCTACGGCGGCGCGATCACGGCCGACGTCGTACGGCGCTGTAACAAGCCGGTGTGGGCGAGCGCGCGGCTCGACAACCCTGCTGCGGTCGCGCTGCACCGCGCCGCTGACTGGGTGCGACTTGCCGACGACGAGCGACTAGCGCACTTCGTGACGCGACCGCACGTGTACGACGAAGTCCTTGGCGACTGGGCCGAGCATGGCATGGTGCTGACGTGATTGATCTGTTCCGACCGTACGTGTCGCCGCAAGCCGCCGAGATGGTGGCTACGACTCTCAGCCCGGATAGTGCAGGCCGCGTCTATCTGGGGGAGGGGCCGCGCGTGCAGGAGTTCGAGCAGCACTTCGCTCGGTTGCTTGGGTCATCGCAGCCGGTGCTGGCTATGAACTCCTGTACGTCGGCACTCGACCTGGCGCTGCACTTGATCGGCGTCGGACGTGGCGACGAAGTCATCACTACGCCGATGACCTGCACCGCAACCAACGGCGTGCTCGTCAATCGTGGGGCAAAACTCGTTTGGGCTGACGTCGACCCCGTGACCGGGCTGATTAGTCCAGATGCCGTAAGAGCAAAAATGACCGGCCGCACGAAAGCCGTTGTCGCCGTCGACTGGGCTGGTCGCTCGTGCGACTACCGAGCGCTGCGTCAGGCTGCTCAGTACAGCAACGGCACGAACATGGTGCGCGTGCCGATCATCCAAGACGCCGCGCACAACCTGTTGGTCGACTTCACCGAGTGCACCGGCGACTACGTAGCGTGGAGCTTCCAGGCGATCAAGCATCTCACGACTGGAGACGGGGGCGCGCTGCTGGTGCCTCCCCATCAGTACGACCGCGCCCGTCTCCTACGCTGGTACGGCCTCGACCGCACAAGTAGCGCGGACTTCCGCTGTGCGCAAAGCATCACTGAGGCTGGCTTTAAGTACCACATGAACGACGTCGCCGCGAGCATCGGTCTGGCGAACTTGCCAGAGATGCCGTGGGTGGTCGCAGAGCATCGCAACAACGCGCTGTGGTACACGCGAGCGCTCGCCGGCGCTCCGGGCATCATCCTGCCGCCAGCCGACCCGCACGGCTCGTGGTGGCTGTACACGCTACTCGCGGATGACCGCGACGCGCTGATTGCTCATCTGGCCGAGCGCGGCGTAGCAGCGAGCCCGGTGCACCGGCGTAACGACGATCACCCGGCGTTTCACTTCCCGAGCGGCTCGCTGCCGGGTGTCGACTCGTTCGCGTCGCGCGAGTGCGCTATCCCGGTCGGCTGGTGGCTGAGTGAGCGCGACCGCGAGCACGTCGCAGCCGCCGTGTGGGAGTTCGCTAGCGCACAAGCGAGCAAGGAGTTGGTGACGGCGTGACGTGCAACTGCATGTTCTCTGATTACCGCTGCTGCAAGTGGCAGGGGCGCATGGCGGCAATGGGCGTCTACGACTGGCAGCCGACTGTGACGCCGCTGCCGCAATGGCAGCCGACGACGCTCTATCCGACGACGAGTGCACGTGTACCGCCGCTCGCTGAGCGCATTGAGTTCGTTGAGAACATCGACTTGAATGCCTGACCCGGTGCTCGCCGCGCTCGGCTTCGGTTTGCTGACTGCCATACTGGTAGCAGTCTTGCTCGACAGGGAGGGTTGATGGCTGACAACGCGTACGCAACCGTCGACGAACTCAAGGACTTCCTGTGTCTGGCCGACAACGACCGTGACTACGCACTGGACAACATCGTCACGACCGCGAGCCGCCTGATCGACCGCTGGACCGGTCACCAGTTCTACTCGGTCAGCGCGCAAGTGCGGTATTTCGAGTGGCTGCCGGGCTCAGACGTCAACTTTTTAAAAGTTGACGACTTGCTGAGCTTGACCGAGCTTGCGACCGACTCGAACGGCGACGGCGTGT